GTACTGAATGACAGGCCGTACTCGAAAAATTCGCTTTCCCCGTCGTTTAGTTCATCGAGGGCAAATTGCTTGATGTCCTCCTTTGTTGATTCAAGGCTACGCATTCCAGCCTCCTCAATATTACCTTTTTCGTTTTCGTTTTTGAATGTAACTTTCATAATTTTGTATTGATTGAATTGATTGAATTAATTGAAAACGCCAAAAATCTAGCAAATCGGGGAAAGATAGCGATACATATTTTCAATTATTTTTAGGCAAATCTGTAAGTACTTGAACAAAGGTAGTTTACAGAGACCAATTCTAGGAAAATACCTTTAGAATCGGTTGACTGGATTGATTGAATACTGTACAATCTGAACGCAGTGAAGGGGAAACAGAACAAAGTAGCAAAGCGAATTGGTAACGAATTGGTACCCATTAAAACGTTTACGCCGATTGAATCACCAAGGAATGAATCCCCAATTTAGAAATAAAAATCGCTCCTTGATAAAATTCCCCCTTAATACCTGGTGCGCGTGCGCGCTTTAATAGAGGGGGGAGGGGGTTCACGTGCGAGTGCAGCTGTTATTATATATACATAAACCACCCCTTTAAAAATTGTTGCACTCAAGGGGTTTACGGTACGTATTGCTTGACATAATTATAATAATGTGCAATAAGGATAACGTGCAGCAAGAATTAATCAAGGAAAAGCTTTTATCTGACATAGATGAAAAGATCAAGGAGTTCGTTAAGAGTTCTGAGCTTGATGGTGTTAAGGCATTAGAAAGATATGATCCTGAGAAAGCAGCTAAGATATTGTTCCTTAGTGCTAGTGGTAAGACTCAGACTCAGTTAGTACGTAAGTACGGGTTTAAGAGGAATACTATTGTTAGGGTACTAGCTACTTACGCTGACCACTTAGGCAAATGGAGAGAACTAGGCGGTCAATTAGCGTCTTATTCTTATCTGCATATTAGTTCCTTAGAGGAAGATATGGTTCAGAAGGTACGTGAGGACATGGACTCAGGTGAGATTAAGCCTACCTTTAAGGACATTAAGGATATTAGTATAGCTAAGGCTAACTCAGCTAGAGAGGCTTTATTGGCTAGGGGTGAAGCTACGAGTATTAACCGTGAGGAAAAGGTTTACACTGACGAGGACTACAGGGAGTTAATGGAAAAGGCAAGAAACCAGATTGCTAATGATGCTATACCTGCGGATGTAGTACATGAGACAGAAGAATAAAATTGATGTCCAATCGAACTTCATGCAGTATGATGTACGAACGGACTTAAGGAACTTTTAAGTTAATAGATTTAGATAATGAATAGTACAGAACCTTCGTTTAAATTAGTTTTAAAAAACGAAATATACCCTATAGTTTTTGTCATATGGGGTGGAAGTAATGATTTTGATGACTTCGTAAATTGTATGGTAAGCGAAGGTGCTGTTGAAAAAAAAGTACGAAAGCAGGTTGGAAACATGGATAAGTGCCAAAGTACAGTAGGTTTTAGGGTAGACCAAGGCATTGTTCAAGGAATCTTTGTTAAAGAGCCGTTATCCTGGAGCACATTAGATACTTATGCCCACGAGGCTTATCACGCAGTTTATTCTTGTTTGGAGTATTTAGGGCTGGAAGGAGAGGAAGCAGGAGCTTATTTTATGGATTATTTAATAAGGTTTATTTGTAAGCAAAATTTATTAACCGAAAAACAAAATGAGTGGTAAAGGCGACAGAAATAGGGTGTCTAACTGGGACAAGTTTTACGAGGGTTACAATAGGGTATTCCGTCCTAAGGAGCCTTTTTGCACAGATGTACAGGAGTACGAAAGTAGATTTAGAGGGGGAAACATAGATTCGACGAAAGCAGAGATGCCTTCGGACGTGGGTGCGAATCCCACTTCCTCCACCATTGAAAAGAAGCCATTTAAAAGTGATCCCATTAAGCACGACATAACAAGAATTATTTAATGAACAATAACCCAGATTTAGTTCATAAGTGCTTAGACACTATTACTCCAGGGTGGCAAGCTGTTTTAGTTGCTACTGTTACAGAGGATGGATTCGAATACGATGTCTTTAATAAAATGGATGACGAGCACTTCCAGGAAAACCTAGCTGTCTTATTGGCCTTAGTTGCTAAGAAGTCCATGCAGGAGCTAGAGGAAATAGATTGGACAAATAATTAAGTTTACTGAACATCCCCTTCTGACTCCTCCTACAGCAGAGGAAATTGTCTGGCTGTACGAGAATAACCTTAATCTTCTTAAGGAGCTACACAAGGCTCATGAGAGCAGGATTAAGGCATCTGAGGACGATCCTATTCGTCATGGGTTTAACCTACCTGGATGGGAAAGAATCAAGGAGGGGTTGCAAGATTACAACGAGTGCTTGGTTCTTGGTGGTAACAGATCAGGCAAGACCACTGGGTTCGCAAAGATTGTAATGGAAGCAGTGACTGAAAGCAATGATGGTCACTTAGTATGCTTCTCCCAGAACGAAGATACTTCCATTAAGGTGCAGCAAGCAGCTATATGGGAGATGATGCCTAAGGAGTTCAAGAAGAAGACTAAGAGCATCGAGGGGTACATTAATTACAGTATGCAGAACGGGTTTACGGCTAAGAGCTTTATATTCCCCGATACCCGTACCCGTGTAGATTTTAAGACGTACACCCAGTACAGCAACAACCAGACTATCTTAGAGGGCTTTGAGTTCGGTTTCCCTGATGCTAATGGCTTAAATGTAGGTGCGTGGCTAGATGAGTACCTAGGTGATGCCTCATTGGTAAATACCCTTAGGTTCCGACTTGCTACTAGGGACGCTAAGATGGGTATAGGCTTTACTCCTATTGATGGTTATACTCCTTTTGTGGCAGAGTACTTAAAGGACGTAGAAACGCTTAAGACTCGTACTGGTGTACTTATAGATAAAGAAGTCCCTATTAAGCAGTACAGCCCATCTAGGGATGCCTCAGTGGTGTACCTGCACTCAGATGAGAACCCCTTTGGTGGTTATGAGCGTATAGCTAAAGACCTTAGAGGCAGACCAGAAGAAGAGATACTAGTACGTGCTTACGGTATACCTGTTAAGAGCATGACTTCTTTGTTGCCCTTGTTTAACACTGAGGTTAATGTATTGAACGACGAGCCAAACAAGTACGGTATGTCCTTCCCTGACATATCTGACCAGCACAGGTACACTTGTTATCAGGTAGTTGACCCAGCAGGTGCTAGGAACTACGTGGCTATATGGGCAGCAGTAAACGAGAAGGGAGACGTGTACATCCGTAAGGAGTGGCCTGACAGGGACTACTACGGAGAATGGGCTGTGTTCGGTGATCCTAAGTGGCGTTATGGGCCAGCATCCAAGAAGATAGGTTACAACGTACAGGGATATGTTGATCTGTTCGAGGAGATGGAGGATGATATTGGTATAGAGGTTTTTGAGCGTATAGGTGATAGTCGGTACTTCGCTAAGGAGAACTCCGACAACGATGACCTGTTTACCGAGTTCGATGATTGTGGAATGACCTTTATTCCGTCAGATGGCAGAATGGAAGAGATAGGCATTAGTGCTATAGACGAATGGTTTAGCTACAATCCAAACGTACCAATAGATTCCGCTAACAGACCTAGGTGCTACGTGCATGAGGACTGCGGAAACCTAATAGACTCTTTAATTAACTACAACGCTTCAGGTAAGGCTGATGAGCCGCTAAAGGACTTCTTTGATATTATTCGTTATTTGCGAATGGCGAATGGAGGCGATGGCCCTGACCACGTACTTTCTCGAAGCATGATGACAACCCGCATAGGATCAGGATATTAGATATGGCTAAAGTAAAACTAACTAAAATTGCAGATAGGTTCGAATCAAGCTTTGATTCGTTTCTTAACCTAGCTAAACGAAAGCTATCTGCTGAAATGCTTACAGGCAAGGGCAGGAACACTTGGGTAAATGAAGAAGGTCAGAAGATTTTAGTTGACTGTATGTACATTGAAGAGATTATTCCTAAGCACTTCAAAGGCAAGGTACTGGCAGAAGCCCCTAACCCTAGCTATGTATTTGCTTACATAGACGAGATCAAGATGAAAGTACCTGTGGTTATCCCTAGGAAATACAAGGGCAAGATGAATGGAAAGACAATAACCATTGAAATGATAGAAGATGTTAGAGGACGAAGTTACAGATACGTTGCATAACCTAGTTGTAGACAAGGCATTTATAGATGAGCAGGTCGATAGACTTCTTGCTTGGGAAATATTTGTTAGGACTATTAAGGGCGAAGATCAACAAGATATACCCCCATCAGAATTGTGTGATAGAATAGGTGTTCATAAGTGGTACGTAAACCACCTTCTAGAAGATATTAAAGGCAGATTTTATGCAGAGTGATTCAGTTTCAGAGTCACTAACCTACGTTAGTGCTGAGCCAGACATCAATTCCCTTCGGTACGCCTACGACCAATCAGTGGTTGAGCTTGAGGCGTACTTTGATTTGTGCAGAGAGAGTTATGACGAGCGCCGTAATTGGTGGCCTGGAAAGAGCAGAGACCTTCGTAAGCACGGTGCTGATGCTTTCCCCTGGGAGGGTGCATCTGACATGGAGAGTCATGTTATTGATGAGCGAATTACTAGGCTTGTATCCCTGTTTATGGCTTCTTTGTCTAGGGCTAATATTAGGGCTTTCCCAGTAGAGGTTCAGGATGTAGGCAGAGCTAAGATAGTTTCTAACTTCCTTAAGTGGATGATTTCCTCTGGGTACATTTCTCGTTTTAATCGTGAGATGGAGCTAGGGGCTAATTACTTGCTAGAGCGTGGATTGCTTATAAGCTACGTAGGATGGCACTCAGAGGATAGGAAGTTCCTTCAGAGGCTAGATCTTAACCAGATAGCCCAGGTAAGCCCTGAGCTGGCTGAGATGATCCTTTCGGGTCAGAACGAAGACCAGATGGTAGCTATGCTGCAACAGACCTTTGATGGCGTTACAGTTAAGCGAGCAAAGAACGCACTAGCTGAACTGGCGGACGTTGGATCTGCTGAGTTGCCAGTTGTACGCCGTCAGGTAAATGCACCAGAGGTAAAGACGTTAGCCCCAGATGGGGACTTTATCTTCCCTCCGTATGTTACTGATCCACAGAGAGCACCTTACTGCTTTTGGAAAACGTACTACACGGCACAGGAGCTAGAAAATAAAATAGCTACCGATGGATGGGACGAAGATTTTGTAGAACACGTTATTGATCGTTACCGTGGGGTTAATATAGATTCTATCGAGCGTGAGCAGGAAGGTCGTCGGTCATTAAGCCTTACCGATAATGCTTACGAAGCTGAAGAGCTAATAGAAATAGTTTATGGATTTCAACGTTTAGTTGATAAGGAGGACGGCTCTGAAGGGATATACTGCACAGTATTCCACAAGGAGTTCAGTGGTGATGGTGACATTCCTGGGTACGCAAAGTTTGAGTTGCTTAACGGCTACGAAGATTACCCAGTAGTAGTTACTAAGCTATCTGAAGACAGCAAGCGACTGTACGACACGATGACTGTCCCAAGTCTACTCAAAGGAATACAGCAACAAGTAAAGATAGAACGTGATAGCCGTATCGACAGGAATAGCCTTGCCACCGTCCCTCCAATTTTACACCCAGTAGGACAGGCTCCTACGGACTGGGGGCCAGGAAGGTACGTTCCTTATCGTCGTAAAGGCGATATAGATTTTGGGCCTACGCCTCCGTACAACCAGGGTTCACTTGAGATGGAGAAGACAATGGAGCAGCAAGCAGATAGGCTTGTTGGCCTAGATGAAGTATCTCCAATCTCACAGATTAGGAAGCAGTTCTTAGTAGATAAGTTCCTTAGCCATTCCGCTGAGGTTATATCGCAGTGCTATCGTTGCTTCCAAAGGTTCGGCCCTGACCAGATATTCTTTAGGGTTACTGGTGTACCTGATCCACAAACGTTTAACAAGGGGAACGCTGATGAGAACTTCGATGTTACAATTAGCTACGATGTTCTGAACACAGACCCAGAGAAGCAGGAAAACAAACTAAATCAAATGGTTTCCCTTCTACAGCTAGATCGCAACGGAAGGATAAATGTAGATAACTTGCTAACATTGATAGCAGGTTCAGTTGATCCAGTGCTTGCCGATGGTGTTCTTGAACCCGTTGAGGTTGCACAGGAAAAACTACTTAAGGATATTACAGATGACTTATCTAAAATTTATGCAGGTATCGAAGTTCCAGCACGTCCAAGCGGTGCTCAAGCGGCTTTACAAGTTGTTCAGCAGTACAGCCAGCAGCCTGATGTCCAGAAGCGTTTACAAGAAGATGAAGCTTTTGCTGCTCGTCTTCAGAAATACGCTGGACAATATCAGTTCGCTATACAGCAATCGCAGAACGCGCAAATAGGTAGGATTGGGACACAACCAGCACAAATGGGAGGGGTACAGACTCAGAATATGCAACAGCAATGAACATAGAAGAAGACCTAAAGACCCTATCGCACCACGAACATTTTGCAAGATTCATTCAGCTTATTAACGCTCTTCGAGAAGAGTGTATAGCTGATATGCACGAAGCTGACACAGACAAGCTTCAACAACTTTCGGGACGGATAATTACTTACGATCAGATTCTGCAAATGACTGACTGGCAGGGTCTACAAAAGAAATTTTCATCTGTCCTGTAGCATAAAAAAGATATGCTATAATCAGGCTTCGCCATCGCTCGGCGTTAAGGAGTGGAAACAATCATGTCTAACGAAGTTATCACGGTTGACGCTGAAACCGAACAAAATTCAGTCGGAAATATAACAGCGGAGGATTTTGCTATCCAACGCTTAGGACAGACTCAGGGAGAACCTGCTGAGGATACTCAGGAAGTTCAAGAGGAAGAAGTCCTAGAAGAAGCGGTTGAATCCGAAGAAGAAGTTATTCAGGAAACTGAAAACGAACCTTCTGAAGAAGAGACTGAAGATGTTCTTTCACAGTACAACTTAGATGATTTATCTGAGGATGAGCTTAAAGATCTTGCTGAAAAGCTTGGTAGTAGAGCTGTAGCTCGCTTTGGCGAACTTACGGCTAAACGCAAAGCAGCAGAGGAAGAGCTTGAGAAAGTAAAGCAATCACTACAACAAGATCCTTTAAAACGCGAAACGGAAGAAGTCCAAGACAATCCGTTTGATGACGTTAAGGATATTAAGTCATTACAAGAAAAGGCTAAGGAGATAAGTGATATTATCGAATGGGCTGAAGATGTTTTATTTGAATCAGACGATTACTCCGCTCATGACGATGTTACTGAGCTAGATGGTAAGAAGATGACTAAAGCAGAGGTAAGATCTGCTTTGAAGAACGCTCGTAAATCTAGGGATCTTTATCTTCCCGATCAACTAAAGAAAGTTCAGAGGAACGAAACTGCTGAGTCTCTTAAAAAAGAACTTGGTAGCAAAGCCCTCAAAGAATTCGAATGGTTGAAGGAAGAGGATAATGATACCAGGAAGGCATTCCTTGGCATTGCTGCAAACAAAGACTTGCAGAAGGTATACAAACAATACCCAGTGCTGGGAGCAGAACTTCCTTATATGCTTGCTCACGCAGTAGACAGTATGTACGCTCGTAAGACTGTACCTAGTACTCCTACTAAGAAAGCAGGTAAGCCCAAGATTAATCCTCCGAAAAGCTCCGTTCCCTCCTCTGCTATGCCAGAACAGGGTCAACGAAAATCGTCTAAAGTACTAAAAGATTTATCTTCACGGTTCAAACAAAGTGGCAAAAAAGATGACTTCATTTCATTAAGAACCAAACAATTAAATAGAAAATAATAAAATGGCAATATCAAATACGTTTGATACGACAAATCCTGGTTCGGCTGTTTCCAACCGCGAGGACTTGATGGACGTTCTGACCATCTTGGCTCCCGAAGAAACTCCCGTACTTTCATCCGCATCTAAATCACGTGCAAACGCTACGTTTGTTGAGTGGACTGTAGACAGCCTTTCATCTCCCAGCACTGCTGGTGTTGCTGAAGGTGCTGACGTTACTACGTTCACTGACCAATTCAGTGGCCGCGCGCGTCTAGGCAACTACATTCAGAAGTTCCGCCGCGATTACATGGTTTCCGATTTACAGGAAGCTGTTGACTCCGTTGGGCCTGCTAAAGTAGCACAAGCCGAAGCAAAGGCAATTCGCGAACTAAAGCGCGACATTGAAGCTACTCTAGTTTCTGATAATGAGCAAGCTGTAGAAGATGGAGCTGGTGCTGTTTATAAGCTACGTGGTCTAGGTAAATGGATTCAGTCTAGTGCTCAGTCCGTAAACCCTGTCCCAGCAGCTTTCCGCACTCCTGCTGCTAGCATTCACCCAAGTGGAAACTTCACAGAAACAGTTCTCAATAACCTAATCACCTCTATCTACCGTGTTACGGGAGCTAGCAATGGTTTGACTTTGGTTGCTGATACTGCTCTTCGTCGTGACATTAGCGACTTTGCTCGCATTGGACTAGACGGAAGTTCTTCTGACCAAGGCGTTCGCAGTGTAAATTATAACGGCGATGTAGCTCAGATTAAACTTTCTGTTGAAGTTTACCAGTCCGATCATGGAATGGTTTCTATCATTAACGGAAACCCTGACTGTATGCCCGACACGGCCAACAAAGACACTGGTTATCTGGTACACCCAGAATACTACGGTATTTCTGAGTTGATCCCGATGGGCAGCACCCGTCTCCCCAATCAAGGTGGTGGCGAGCGTGGATTTGTTGACTGCGCATTGACGCTGAACGTATTCCACCCTGGAGCACACGGTAAAATCACAGCAATTAGCTAAACCATAGGAGGTACATTAAAATGGCTATTGAACTAAAAAAAGTACAAAACATTGAAACCCTAGCATTGGGATTCAATTATGAAGCGTCTATTGACTTGTCTACGCTTGGCACAACCGCTGGTTCAGCGACTGCTGTAGACATTCAAGTTGGTGGAGCCGCTATGGCTGGAGGTATCTTCGGAGCTGCAATTATTGTTGACGAGCTTGTCGTCGGAACCAGCATCACGGATGCCACTATCGCTATTGGCGATGATGGTGACGCTGATGGTTTCGTTGATGAAGTTGACGTTTTCAGTGATAGCGGAAACTTAGGCAAAATTTTTGCCAACACAGGAGCACTTTCTGTTGTAGGTTTTCATCTTGCTAGCGCTGTTGACCTCACTTACAACTTCACGGGTGAAGGCCCAGACGTTGCTACTGAAGGAAAGATTCGTCTTTTGATGAAGTACTTTCCTACCGCAGGCCAACTATTCGGATCATAATTAGTTAATAATTATTTATTAGGGGGGTTGGGCCAATCCTGGCCTCCCTTTTTTATTATGAATATTATTAAAACTCTACCAAGATATAGCGATGGAGAGATTAACGATGCCTTCATAAGGGAAATCCAAACGGGTTTTAAAATGGAGCGAGCTAAAGAGCAAGATCGCATAAATCAAGCTGCTACAGAAGCAAAAACAAATGTAGGTAAAACTCACCCTGTACTTGGTAAATGTGTTGCTAATATTCCAGCTAGAGATTACTTTAGATTAGTTAAAAATTACGGAGCAGAAACCGTTACAAGCAAAGATTTTTTGAAGTACTGGAATAAAAAACTTCCTGAGCTTAGTCCAAATAAAGCGTAATGCAAGATAAAGCCAATAAAGATTTATTTGATTTAATTTCTGCACTTTCTGGTAACTCTGATTTTACCCCAGCAGAAATATCCCAGTTGCTTGCCCTGGCAAACAGAAGGTTTTTTGAGGCTTATAACAGAACTCCGTACTGGGCTAGGTATCTTACTGTTGGCGAGGAAAGAACTATAGCAAACTCTATAGTGCCTTTTACTCAAACCAGTAAAACTACAATAGGTGAGTTCTTAAGAATACATAGAGAAGAACCTTTCTTAAGAAACTCAACTATTGATTTTGAATTTTTTGTAGAGAGTGATGGGGCACACGTTATTAATTTAACTTCATCAGATGCAACAAGTGTTTATGTTACGTACAGAAAGCCAATAACTTTACTTACAACTTTAGACAATGCTGGCACGGGAGGAGAACAAGAAGTCCCTCAAGAATATTTTTATTTTATGGCTCATGCAACTTACGCTGATTTTTTGCGTATGGATGGGCAACACTCTAAGGCAGCATTTGAAGAAGACATTGCTAATAACTATTTAGCTGAATCACTAGACAACCCACAACAAGTTTATAATAACAACACAGTAGGACACCGTATTAAAACTTACGTATCTCAACAATCACGATAAATGAACTCAAGAACCTCAAACCTATATTTAGGTAACCCGAACCCGAACGCAACAAATCAAAATCTTACAGTTTCTAGCTCTGCTGTTAGCCTTACCGCACCTCACAAAGACACTGATTATGTAATAATTGATGTGCAAGACAATGATGTTTACGTAACTTTTGACGGAACTACTCCTAGTGCGTCTAATGGACACGTACTTCCCGATGGACAGGGGTTGCTTGTGATTAGTGCAAATGCGGCAAGAGCAGCTAAATTCCTTAGATACTCAAGCAGCGATGGGGTTATCCACGCAACACAGTTCGTTGACTAATGAGAAATGTCGCTTTTAATATGATTAACGAGGGTCTGAGGCTTGCTCAGGCTGGTTTTAGATCTATTGGTGGTTTTCTCACTTGGACGAACTTTAACGCTCAATTAATTACAGCGGCAGATGCCAACGGCCACAACGATTCAGATTCAGAGTTTAACGCCTTCGTTGATTACATATTTTTTAATGCCTCAGCTTTTAACTTATCTGACGGATCAGCTTTAGACACTGCTTTAACGAACGAAACTATGAGCATAGCAAACTTAACAACTTATGCAGCAGCATATACACCTTGATAAAATGAAGAAACTATTACCTATATTGGCTTTGCTTGCTCCAGTTTTTTTGCTGGGCCAAAGCATTACACTGGACTCGGAGTGGGACACTACTACCAAGATTAACACGCACACTACCGACCAAAATTTCATAGTCCAGAGTGGAACAGTGGATATTAACTTGGTAAATCTTACGGATGCTACACAGCTCATTATATCATCTGGGGCCATTACGGTGACAAATACCCTTCATAGCGTTAGGGGTGAGTCAAACGATACACCAGATCAGGTTGACTCTATAGCAGGTGGCGTAACAGGAGACTTGCTTATCCTGACAGTTGACACGGGCGACACCATTACATTTGCTAACGGAACTTCAGGTTCAGACAATCTTGATTTTGCAGGACAGGACGTTGTTTTGGACAGCATAAACGAGAGGCTAATGCTAGAGTACAACGGCACAAATTGGATAATTATTTCTGTATCTCCGTTTGTTATGGGAGTGTCTAGCGTTGAGCTTAAGGGCGGCGTTAATGCTTTATCCGATGACGGTTACAACGGAATATTTATAGCTGGTAAACCAGCAGGGGAAACTATTACCCAATGGGACGTAGTGTACCTAGACGGGACTTCGAACGAATGGATGCAGGCCG